GGAAAAGCCTACCGGAACACCCCCAAAACCCCCCGCGCAGGTCGCCCAACCATGCCACCGGCAGACCCGAAATCAATCGAGCGCGTGAAAAAGCGCCTAGAAAAGCCGAACGCCTTGGCCACACCCAAGCCCCGCAAACCCCGTTTGAAAGTGGCCGCGCCGCAAGAACCGCTTGACACGAGGAAGTGACCGCCCATAAAATCCCCGTGTGGTGTGGTTCCCCATCCACTTTTGGCGTTTCCTCCCTAAACTTCCCCGGCGAGCAATCGTCGGGGGTTTTTTATGTCCACCCCCCAGAAACCATCGGACGCCGCGTACCCTCTGACTGCCGGTTCAACCACCGATCCATGTCGCGCTTGATTGATTGGTGAAACCCACCCTGCACACAGAGCGCCCCGTATTGCAGCGCGTCGGCAATATCTGACCAGGGGTGTTTCTTCTCAGGGATTGAGCGGTTCTCCCCGTCCTTCCGTTTGGCGAACAGGTATTTGTTGTAGAGCGCCTGCACGAGCATCGGGCAGTTCTTCCCGTCAATGAGGAGCATGGGCCGCCCGCCGACGTTCTGCATCAGGAGCGATTCCACAGCCTGAAGGCGCAGGTCAATGCTGTTCGTCGGAGCAGGGTACGCGCGGTATCCCAAGCCCTCGATGTAGGCGAACATATCCAGTTCAGTGATGGAGTTCTTGGACACGCCAGAGGGGTCACCCACGAAGACCACGGACTTGCCGAGGAACCTCTCCTCGCTCAGCGCCGGGCGCATGTTCTGGTTCATGTGCAACTCAAGGCCCATGTTCTGCGCGAGGACTTCCTTCAGCACCAGCACTTGCCCGCGGTGGTTTGGCTGCATGATGAGCGCGCAGGGGTTGCGCCCGAAGTCTTGCGCGACAATGAGGGGGAGCGACTCTGACGGGATGAGGGGTTCTTTGGATACGTGGAATTCCCTGTTGAAGCTCTCCCTGAAAACCGCGGTGCCGTCGGGGTCGTCGCCGTACTGTGCATGCACATATCGCTTCACCCAATTACCCGCGTTCTGCCGCGCAAGGCGGCGGTAGTATTCCCGCCCTTGGTCGAGGCGCTTTGGGTGATCCAGGGCGAGCTTCAGGGATTCATTCGTCTGCGTGAGGTAATTGAGGTTTTCAGCGCCCTCCTCCAAGCCGCCCGGCTGGATGCTCACGTTCCAGTCTTCGGGGGTGGCGACATCCAGAAGCTCATGCCAGCGGGAGCCGGCGTTGGGCATGTTACTGTCACCAATGATGCCGAACCACGTTGGGCCGCCTTGCGCCGCTGAAGGGTATCGCCCAAGGCGGCCGGCGATGGCAGGGATAAGATCAGGGTCAATTTCGATGAATTCGTTGATCCACGCCCACGTAAGCTGAAGCGAGAGGAGGCGCTGCTGGTTTTGCGGATCGTCAAGCGGGATCAGGTACCAGTCGCTATGCACGTCGCCGGCGCGGATTTGGATGAGGTTCTCGGAGGACTTGAAGTAGGCGATTGAGCCAAGCCATGTCTCCACATCCTTGAGGATGGTCTGCTTCATCTGCGCGAGGGTGTTTCGCACGATGACCGCGCGTGTGCGCCTGATGCCGTCTGGCCCAGGTTGCTGCTCGCATGCGCGGCGCAGGCTCTCGAACAGAACACCCGTCGTCTTACCAGAACCCACCGGCCCCAGGATGAAGCGCACGAACGCTTCGCTGGACATAAACTCGGAGATAGTTGGCGGGGCGTTGTAGGTTATGGAGTTGCCGACGATACTCTCTTTTTGCTTACTCATCGTCGCACCTCATCAAGTTCCTGCGCACGGTTTCGTTGAACACCATAGAGGCCATGCAGAGGTCGCTTAACTTATGGGACGACCAGTCGCAGTCGAACGAATCATCATCCCACTGAATAACAACGGTGACCGCCTTGATATGCGCGAGTTTGGTGAGGGTTCTGTGGAGGACAACTTCAGGGGAGAGTTTCGTGCCTGGGAGGTGGATGATTTTCCGCTCGAACTTTGGGGTGTCCTCACTCATCACCAACCTCCTGCGCTTCTCCCTCGATGAACTGCTTGGGCTGAAGGGTGGCTTTCAGGCTGTTCCCGCCGAAGTTGATGTTGATGGACACCCCGCTCCCTCCATCGCCCATATTGGCGCTGACCGGCCCGGCCATACCCGCTATACTCTGAAGGAGCCGCGCACCGTCAATGCGCGCCGTGGGGGCGGTGGTAGCGGTGTTGACGAGGTGGTGGATATTGGGGATGGACATTTCCAGGCTGGCGAGGGCCTTTTGCTGGACTCTGCGTCTGGTGGAGTCCGCAGCGTTCCACTCCTTACTGGCTTCCGCGAGCATGCGCTTGAAGTCATTGCTCCGCTGAAGGAACAGCCACCGCGGGTCGTCGAGGTCCGTGAAGCCGTAATCCTTGAGGACTTCGGGTATAGGGCGGATGTCTTGGGCCAGTTCCCGCGCCAGGGCGGCGTAACTAGGGTCCAGAAATCCTACTTGTTGGTCAGACTGGTTATGTGCCATTATGTTCCTCACTTGGGGGTGCTACCACTGGTTTAGCACGGTCCTTGCGTAATTTGGCTGCTTTCATGTAGGAAGGCAACAACCATAAGGGTGATGATTCAATGAGCGGTGCGATGCCCCCTGTATCCTCTGCGATGGCGCCACAGGCCCTCACGCCGTCTCCCGCGCAATTAGGGGCGCCACAGCCAGCCGTATCGCAGCAGATGGGACTCGTGAGAGTCGTGTCCTCCGCGCAACTTGCCCTTATGGATCAAGAAAAAGAGGCCAAAGCAAAGGCAGCCCGAGAAGCGCGCCTTCAGCCGGCCTATGAAGAATTGGCGGCCCATGTGCGGCGGCAGTTCGATATTATGCGGCGGCACAGGGACAGTGGCCAGGGATGGACGACGCGCATGGTGCAAGCTCTGCGCATGTTCAATGGGGAGTACGAGCCCGATAAGCTGGCCATGATTAAGGCTTTCGGCGGTTCTGACGTTTACGCCCGCATCGTAGCCGCAAAGTGCCGCGGCGCCACCGCCCTGCTGAGAGACATCTACCTCGGGACCGGGCAACGCCCATGGGCGGTCGAACCCACGCCAGACCCGACGGTGCCGGATGACGCACGGGCGAACATTGACGCCCTCGTGGCGGCCGAGATAGCGGCGTCGTCTATGGCCTCGCAGTCTGGCCTCCCAGACATGGAAACAGGGGCGGCGCTGACGCCGCCATCTGAGGAGGAAGTAGCCGCCCGGCGTGCGTCGCTCGAACAAGCACTCGAACAGGCGGTGCAGAAAAAAGCCCGCGAAGAAGCCGACGAAGCTGAAGCGTACCTCGATGATTTGTTGGTAGAAGGGGGGTTCTATAAAGCCCTCTCCGAGTTCCTGATGGACCTCTCGATGTTCCCCTTCGCGTGCATTATTGGGCCGGTGGTCCATATGACGCCGACAATCAAATGGGAGCGTGGGACTGACGGCAAGGCGAAGATCGTCAAGACTTCCGCCGCGCGCATGTTCTGGAAGCGGGGCTCGCCTTTTGATATTTGGTGGACGCCGGGCGCGTCGTATGTCGAGAGCGCCGAGTTCGTCTACCGCGAGCGCAAAGCGCGCATGGAGTTGAACGGGCTCCTGGGAGTGCCAGGGTTCAATGAGGAGAACATTCGAGCTATCCTGACTGAATATCCAAGCGGGTACACGGAGTCACCCGATTCCGCAGACTCGACTCGGGCAGATCAGGAGAGTCGAGAAAACCCGCACATGAACGAGAGCGGGATGTATGACTGCCTCACGTATTTCGGCTCGGTCCAGGGGCGCTTACTGCGCCAGTTTGGGATGTCGGCAAAAGACATTCCTGATGAAGTCAAAGACTACTCCGTGCAGCTTTACATGATCGGGCGCTACGTCATCAAAGTGGTCCTCTCGCCATCCCCGCGCGAGCGCCCGCCCATCTACATCACGAGCTACAACAAAGTCCCCGGCACGATGGTAGGGAACGCGCTGCCTGATGTGCTTGGGGATATTCAGGATGTGTGCAACGCCTCCATCCGCGCGCTCGTGAACAACATGAGCATGGCTTCAGGCCCGCAGGTGGCCATCAACGAGGACATGATTTCAGCCGGCGAAGACACCTCGCAGTTGTGGCCATGGCGCGTATGGCGGTTTGCGAACCGCCCAGGGTCGCCCTCGAACGCCGTGCCGGTCACGTTCTTCCAGCCGCAATCAAACGCGCAGAACCTCCTCGGGGTCTACGAGAAATTCACCCAGATCGCTGACGAGACAAGCGCCATTCCGCGGTATGTCACTGGCTCTGAGCGGATGGGCGGCGCCGGCCGTACAGCATCGGGCCTTGCGATGCTCATGGGCAATGCGAGCAAGATGCTGCAAACGGTGGCGAGCAACATTGATACCGACATCTTTGAACCCCTGCTCCAGTACCTATACGACATCGTGATGCTGACCGACCAGACCGGGCGCCTTCGCGGCGACGAGCGGATTGCGGTCAAGGGGGTCACGGTGGCCATCCAGCGCGAGACGGAGCGCCAGCGCCAGCTTGAGCTTCTCCAAGCCACAGCTAACCCCCTCGACTCTCAGATCGTCGGCTTGCGCGGTCGCGGCGCGCTGCTGCGCGCGGTTGCGGAAGGGCTTGGACTTGATGGGCAGGAGATTGTCCCAAGCGATAAGGACTTGCTTGCGCGTGAGAAGCAGGCTCAGATGGCTGCGATGACGCAGCCACAAGGCATACCGGGTGAACCCGGGCAATCCCCCCAGGACGCGGCTGCGCAAGCGCAGGGCGGCCAGACAGGGGGGCAAGAAACAGGTCCACGCGAGCTTCAGGGGCCTCGTGTGAATCTGCAAACCCAAGCCCCGCAGTGAGGTTCCTATGAAGGGTATGTCTGGTAAGGGCGCCATGGGCGGCTCGTACAAAAAGTCCAAAGTCGTGTCCAAGGGCAAGCTGCCCGGTATCGCCAAGGGCGGCGGCGCTGGCATGTCAACGCCTATGGGCGGCGTGACGACGACCGGCCCCGCGGTGCCAAAGGTGCGCAACCGCACTCCAAAGACTATGTGAACCCCACATGACCCCCTCGCAACAGCCGAACCCGGTGGCGCTTGAGACTGCGATTCTCTCGCTTCGCCGGAGCAACCAACCAGCCGTTGAGGCGCTTGTCGAAGCCCTCAAAGCTGAAGAAGAATACGCAATCGAAATGCTCACATCTGAGACATCAGACTACGTGAGGAATCGAGCGGGCGCGCTTTACGGGATTCGAGCGGTACGGACCCGCATCGAAGGTGCAGAAGCACGAGTTGAAGAATTCAAGCGCCGTGAAGCCAAAAACGCCCAATACAGAGAGCAGCGGAAGGAATAACCCATGAGTGAAACCATTACCCCGAACATCCCAGGAAATATCAAAGAGCGCGCTGCCAAGGCAGACGAGATGATCCGCGCTCTGGGCAACCCGCAGGCTCCCGCTCCCGCGCAAGGGGGTAGCGAAGGGGCGGGTTCGGAGGCGCCGGTGCAAGAGGTACCTCCGACAGAAGCGGGGGGTGCAGGGACGCAGCCCACGCCTACACAGGCAGCACCCCCCGTTGATGGCCCACCGGCTCCCCCAGCCGCGCCATCTGAACTTGAAGACCTGCGTGCGCAGCTTAAAAAGCTGGATCAGGAGCTTCGCACATGGCGCGGGCGCTATGAGGCAGAGCTTCCGCGCGAGCGGGAAACCCGGCAGGCACTTGAAGCAAGGGTTCAAGAGCTTCAGGCGGAAATAGGGCCCAAGCGCGACGACGCGCCTGGATACACCGCCCCCTCGCAGGAGGAACTTGATACCTACGGCAAAGACCTGTTCGACATAGCCGAGCGACTCATCATGCCGAAAGTGGCGAGCATGCTTGCCGACGCTGAAAAGCGACTCGTGTCGAAGATCGAGTCGGTGACGTATGACGTGGGGGCCACCAAGCAAGAAGTGGCCAAGACAGCGTTTGACCGGTTCAAGGACCGCTTGACCGAGCGCGTCCCGAACTGGACGGAAATCGACTCCAGCGCCGGATTCACGGAATGGCTGGATGAGGTTGACCCGCTTTACGCGGTACCGCGGCGAAATGGCTTGACAGCTTCCGTCCAGGCGCATAATGATGAGGTCACAGCGCGCTTCTTTACTGCGTACTTGAACCAGCAAGGCGCAGGGGGGTCGCGGGGTACGACAGCGGCGGCACCAGCGCCGGTTGTTGGCACGGAGCCCTCGGCTGCCGCCCCACAACCAGCCAGCGGGCCAAAACTCGAAGACTTCGCTGCTCCTGGGAAGCCGACATCCTCGCAGGCGTCCGACCCGGCGCAGCCTGGACCAAAAATCTGGAAAGTGTCCGAAATCCAAGACTTTTACCGTGAAGTTGGCAGAGGGGCGTACCGAGATCGGGGAGAAGAAAAAACCCGAATCGAGCGCGAAATTGCCACGGCGCAAAAGGAAGGTCGGACAGTCTATTCCCCATAAACCGTGAGCCTATACCGCTGAGCGGATACGGCTCGATTGGAGGCAGAAATGTCTTATCCTATTGCAGCGTCGCCGTTCAGCGGCTCCAACCCAAACCCCGCGTATACGACCAATTTCATTCCCGAAATTTGGTCCACCAAGATGATCGAAAAGTTTTATGATGCGACGGTTCTCGCCGCCATCTCGAACACCGATTATGAAGGCGAAATCAAGAACCATGGTGACAAGATCATCATGCGCACTCGCCCGACAATCACGATTCGTAACTACGAAGCGAATCAGGACCTCGTGGTTGAGCGCCCGTCTTCGCCGGTGCTCGAAATGCTCATTGACCAGGGCAAATACTTCAATCTTCACCTCGATGATGTGATGAAGGTTCAGTCTGATATTGACCTGATGAACCAGTGGTCTTCTGACGCTTCCGAGCAGATGAAGATTGTGATTGACACCGATGTGCTCATCCATCTTGTCGGCGCCGCTACCGCGCGCAACCGCGGCACGGGCGCGGGTGCCAAGTCGCAGAACATCAACCTCGGTGTGGCTGGTACGCCGGTCACGATCACTCGTACAAACGTGGTGGATTATCTGATCCTCATGGGTCAGGTACTCGACGAGCAGAACATCCCTGAGACGGGCCGCTGGATCGTGCTCCCGGCTTGGGCGTCGTCCCTGCTGAAGCGTTCTGACCTGCGTGACGCATCTCTGACGGGCGACGGCACCTCCGTACTTCGTAACGGGCGCCTTGGCATGATTGACCGCTTCACCATCTACGGGTCCAACCTGCTGCCCACTTCGGCTACGGATGGCGTGGCTGGCAACGACGCCGACGGCGCGACCTATATCTACGCCGGCGTTAAGAACGCGCTCACCTTCGCGTCTCAGATGACCGAGATGGAAGTGATTCGTTCCGAGCGCACGTTCGGCAATTTGATGCGTGGGCTTCAGGTCTATGGGCGTAGGGTTATTGACCCCACCGCCTATTGCCAGTTGTACGCTAAGCCGGATGCGGCGGCTGGTTCGCCCACCTAATAGGGCGGAAATGGTGGCCCGCTGCAAGGCGGGCCACTTTTCATAGGGGGATGATATGGCGCGTACTGTTGGAAACGTGGTCCTGGCAGCCAGGGCGATCATACAGGACGAGCGAGAACCGTTCCGCGTGCCTGACGCCCAAATGGCGTTGTACGTCACTGAGGCGCTCTCTGAAGCGCGCAGGCTGCGCCCTGATTTATTCCTGACAACACTGCGCGACGCCATCCCCCTTTACACCGCGGCAAACATGGCGACGACGATCCCGCTGCCGGATATGCTGTTCCCGCAGGTGGTGAATTACGTCGCCGGCCGCACCGATTTGCGCGAGGACACGTTCTCGCAGGATGGCCGGGCCATCCTGCTCATGCAGGCGTTTGGCGTGGCTCTGGCTGGAGGTAAAACCCAATGAGCGAGACTCTTGGAGTGCTGGAGTCTATCCGCCAAGCGGCCATGCTGCGCTTGACCGGCGCCACGCCTGAAGCCGTGGACCTTGAGTCTCGGTGGGTCGTCTCTGACTTTCTCGCGCGTTCGCGGGTGTGGAGGCGCGCAATCACGCTCACCCCCGTTGCCAGTGTCGAGGATTACCCGCTCGGAATCGCGAACCATGAATCCGCAGTTCTCCTCCTCGCAGCAAGCTATGATATGCGGGAACTCCTGCTCGCCCCAAACCCACTCATGTCGTTGCAAGACGGGCTCCCTACAGCAGTTATGCTCGCTGATGACAGGACCGCCAGGGTCTACCCAACCCCCACGACGAGCACCACCAAGAGCGTCAAGGTTGAGGTAGCGCTGACTCTGCTCCCAATGGCCGAGTCAGTCATTCCGGCTGTTGTGCGTCCCTACCATGAGACGCTGCTTCATGGAGTGCTTGCGCGCATGTATAAAATGCCCGATAAACCGTACACCAACCAGCGCCTTGCTCCAGAGCACCAGTGGAATTATGACCGTGGGGTGTATGATGT